CTGCCATCCATCAGGCCCATGGCGATGTCCGATGCCAGGATCATCGAGGACTTCATCCTGCCTGCCCGCGACTGGGTGCGGCGGGGCGGGCAGCCTGCTGGCAACGGCCTGCCCGCCGCCGTCGCTGCGCCACGCGCCGAAGCCGATGCGCAGCGGCAGAGGGTGGACGCGCAGGCCCGCACCGGCATGGACAAGGGCGAGTCCGGCGATGTGGGCTCCAGGCAGTGACGCGGGGCCCGTGGCAGGAATCGCCGACCCGGGGCGTTGCACACCATGACGACATCCATTGAATCCGTCAGCCCGCCCGAGGACTCGGCGGCGCAGCTGCTGGAGTGCGAGCTGCTGGAGATTGCTGAGCAGGAGCTTGGGCTGAGCGGCCCGCAGGCCTTGTCCGTTGCCCAGGCCATGTTGCGCGGGTTGCGAAAGCGCTATGGCGGCATGCGCATGGGCGCACGCGGCGCCGCCATCTACGTGCCCGCGCCCAGCAAGAAGGAGCGCAACGAAGCCATCCGCCAGGAATTCAACGGGGTCAACCGCAAGCAGTTGCAGACCAAATATGGACTCCAGCGGGCTCAGCTGTACCGCATCCTGGGCAAGCGGCCAGGCGCGGTTCGCAACGGCGTTTCCAGTCCGGAGACATCGCTTTGCGTAGAGGGCTGAGCCGTGCAGCGCAGCGGCGGACGGCGACCGCTGCTGGGCCTGGCATGCGCTTGAAAACAGTCTCATTTGTCGGCAGGAAATGAGACGCGAGGACAGAGAAACTGTCTGAACACGCCCAGCAGGGCGCAATGGAACCCAAGGATACAGGCGGTCTTTTTCCTATGTTCACCCACTCGAGAAACAACACCTTCAACACTGCGGCCTCGGTCGCAGGCTTGCCGGATGCAGCGGACGGTTGTGTCCGCAGCCAGACGGCCGCCATCAGAGCGTGCGCCTGATGCTGCAGCTGGAATCCATCCTGGCCTCCCGCCTCAAGTCGTTGCCGGCCTTCGGGGGCTGGCGCGTCAGCGGAGCCAGTGAGTCCGTCGACGGCTCGGCCGTGCCTGCTGCGCAGGTGCGCATGGCATCTGCCACAGGGGTGGCCGCCATGAGGACCGCGGCGCAGTTGCAGCCGACCTGGGTTGCCGCCCTGATGGTGCCGCGCGGCGCACAGGCTGCTGCCGCGCTGGGCGAGGCACTCGCGGCCTTGGTCGAAGCACTGCACAACTGGTCGCCGGGAGCGGTCGATGACCGCTTCTGGACCCCCTTCCAGTTCGCCTCCATCCAGGAGGCGGTTTTCCCCGACCCAGGCCTCGTGGGGTACGAGGTCGTATTCACCACCACGGCCCTGTTCGACGGCCAGCCGTGATTTCTTACCTTTGATTGGAGCAGCGACATGCCGATTGCACACCCGAAAAATGACTACCAGATTCCACGAGGCCGCGTCTACATCGACCTCTATGACGCCAACGAGCAACTGACGGGCGAGATTCCCATGGGCAACTGCCCGGGCTTCACCCTCACCGTCGCGGCAGAAAAGGCTGAGCACTTCAGCAGCGAAGAGGGCATGTCCGAGAAGGACGGCAGCTGGCCCATCAAGGTTACCCGCACCGGCGCCCTGACCTGCGACAACATCAGCGCGCGCAACGTGGCCTCCTGGCTGTCCGGCACCCATGCGCTGAAGACTCAGGACGCCACCCCCGTGGACAACGAGATCCGCGCCGTGGTCCCCGGCCGCCAGTACCAGCTGGGCGCCACCGCTGCCAATCCGCTGGGTGTGCGCAACGTCTCCACCGTGTCCATCAAGAGCGAGGACGGCCAGACCAGCTACGTCGCGGGCCGCGACTACAACCTGAGCCTGGAGACCGGCCGTGTCCAGATCATCGAAGGCGGCCAGATCGCCGCCGGCAAGGTGGTCTTCGGCTACACGCCCGTGGCCGGCCAGTTCGAGTCGGTGATGACGGGCGCCAAGACCGACATGACCTGTGCGATCCGCATCGTGTCCGACAGCGCTGCCGGCCTGGACAGCGACTGGTACATGCCGCTGGTGGCGCTCACGCCCACGGGCGAGATGCCTCTGATCACCGAGGACACCAAGCCCGTGAGCATGCAGTTCTCGCTGGAAGTGCTCAAGGGGCCCAACGCGCAGGCCATCTACCGCGACGGCCGTCCGGTCTCCATCCCTTGATGTAAGCCTCCCCACCTGGCCACGCGCCGGGTGGTTCGCCCTGCCGCTTGGACAGGCGGCAGGGCCAACCAGAAATGCCTACAAAAAACCTCTGAATCATGGTCGAGAAAATCATTTCCATGCTCACCAGCGCCAAGGATGCCTCAGTGAAGGCATTCGACAGCCTTCAGGCCAAGGCGGCCGAGGTGGGCGCATCGATGCTCAAGAGTTTCGGCGCTGCGGTCACATCCGCTTTCGACAAGGCGGCCAAAGGGATCAGCAATGTCCAGACCGTAATTGACGGCGTGCAGGCAGTCCTGGATCAGTTGGCATCCAAGGCCAGCCAGGGCGCGCAGGCCTTCACCGGGCTGGGAGCGGCAGCCGGCTCGGCAGTGAGCGGGTTGGTGAGCAAGGGCATGGCCTCATTGGACGGCCTGAACTCCAAGCTCCAGGAGGTGGGCGCATCGATGTTCAAGGGCCTGGGCTCCTCGGCGGCCACGACGTTCCAGGGTGCTGTCGACAGTGCGGCAGCCTTCGAGTCGGCAATGGACCGTGTCCAGGTCGCCACCGGCAGTTCGGCCGAGGAGATGGCCGCGCTGACCAAGGCGGCCACGGATGCCGGACTCACCACGCAGTACTCCGGCGTGCAGGCTGCCGGTGCGCTGGAAGGCCTGGCCCAGGCAGGGTTGACGGCCCAGGAGAGCATTGCCACGTTGCCGGCGGTTCTGAACCTCGCGCAGGCCGGCGGCATGGAACTGTCCGCCGCCAGCGAAGCCGTGACCAAGGCGGTCTCGGGCATGGGCCTGCAATTCGAGGATGCAGGGCGCGTGGCGGATGTGCTGGCCAAAGGGTCGGTGCTCACCGGCACCAGTATCGGCAGCCTGGCCGAGACCCTGGGCACGGTGGGCCCTGCTGCCGGACGCGTGGGACTGAGCCTGGAGAGCACGGTGGCCATGATCGGCCAGTTTTCGCAGGCTGGGACCGATGCGGGGAAGGCCGGTTCGGCGTTCAACACCATCCTGGGCCAGTTCGCGGATCCGGCCAGCGCGTTCCGCAAGGAGCTGGGCGAGGCCGGCATTGTCACCGACGATTTCGAGCAGGCATTGCAGCAACTGGCCGGCAAGGGCCCGGAAGGTGCGCAGGCCATCAAGGCACTGGGGACGGAGGCCGGTCCCGTGCTGTCCGGGCTGCTCAGCCAGGGCATGGGCTCACTGAATGCTCTCTCCACCACGCTGGGCAACGCTTCCGGCAGTGCCGCCGACATGGCAGCAACCATGTCGGACAACCTCAATGGCTCGGTCAAGGGGTTCGAAAATGTCTGGGAGGGTGTCAAGACCACGCTGGGCACGCCCGTGTTGCCTGTTCTCAAGGAGGCGGTGGATGCGGTGGCAGAGGGCTTCCGCACGGCCGTTGCTGACGGCGCCATCGGGCGCTTCGGCGAATCGATTGCCGCGGCCTTCCGCTCCGGCCTGGAATTCGCCAAGGGCTTCATTTCCACGATCGATTTCAAGGCCGTGGGCGAGAAGCTGCAGGCCTTCGCAGACCAGGCCAAGGACGCCCTGACGCGGGTGCAGGAGTACGGCACGAATACCGGCAACGTGCTGAAGATTGCCTGGGGCACGATGAGCGCTGGCGTCAATGGCGTGATGACCGTCATCTATGGCCTGGGTGCGGGGTTCGCCGAGATCGCCAGCGCTGTCATGACCGGAGTGGCGAAGTTGCGCGAAGGTCTGGCCGCCGTGACGTTCGGCCAACTGTCCCAATCCTTCAAGCTGGCCGCGCAGGACGCCGAGGTGATGGCGGGCGGCTTCGGGGCTTCGGCCCAGGCCATGCGCGACAAGGCCGCCGAGTCCCTGCAGGCCGTGGCCGATGCCGCGCAGACGGCGCGCAATGGATTCACCGGCCTGGTGCAAGGCTCCCAGGAGGCCAGTACGGCGAGCGGCGAATCGGAGCGCGCCTTCCGGCAGATGGCTGCTTCCATCGAGGAGACCGGCCGAAAGAGCATGGAAACCAAGGTGGCGCTGGAGAGTACGGCTACGGCGACGGCCACCGCGTCACAAAGCGTCAGCCAGTTGCGTGCCGAATACGAGCAACTGATGGCCGGTGGCAACCTGCAGGCCGCGGCCGAGACGCTGAAGGAGATCGACAGGGTCCAGCGGGCGCTGCCCGAGTCCGCGCAGAGCGCGCAGCAGGCAGCTGCGGCGGTGGACAAAGCCTATGTTGCCTTGGGCATGACCTCGGGTACAGCGCTGCAGGAGCTGGCGAAAACCTCGCAGGAGGCCTTCAGCAAGCTGGAGCAGGACGGCACCCAGTCGGCCTCCCGTATGGCTGATGCCTTCAAGGTCATGGCCGAGCGCGTGATCGCGGCCAACGGCGGCATAGCGCCTGAATGGCTCAAGACCAAGGCCGCCGTACAGGGCTTCGAGGTCGAGATGGACAAGGTGGGCAAGAGCACGCTGCGCATGAAGGACGCGGCGGACAGCGCCAAGGGCAGCAAGGAGCAGTTGACCCGTGCCGTGAACGACCAGCGCACTGCGCTGGAGCGCCTCAATGCCGAGCGTGAACGGGAGATCGCCGCGCAGGAGAAGGCCAACGAGCTCAAGGAGCGCGAGCTGGAGCTGTACCGCAAGAAATGGAAGATCGACAAGGAAAACTACAGCCTGAACACCGCGGGCGAGCGCGTGACGATGAGCTTCCATTCCCGCACATCGGTGCTGGAGCTCGCCAAGAGCCAGGGCCTGGATGAGGCTGCGGCCCTGCGCATCGTGGACCAGTTCGAGCAGCAATTCGACCGCAAGCCGGGCGTGTTGGGCGGCATCCAGGGAGGAGTGAACCCCAACGAGGTGAATGCGGCTATTGCCGAGGCGGTACTCGCACAGACCAGAGCCAAAGTGGCCAAAGAGGCAGAGGAGCAGAGAAAAGCCGCCCTGCCCGCCAAAGACGCAAACCTCAAGGAGGCCGGCGCGACGTCCCGGGTCATCGACCTGCGGGTCAATGGCAAGTCGCTCGGCAATGTGAATACCGATGCAGATGGCGAAGCAGCGATCGATCGCCTGCTGTCGGAACTCGAGCGCAGCAAGGCGCTGGCAGGAGCATGACCGTGACCACCAAGAACCACACGCTGGGCACCCTCCAGATCCCCCGTGGGATGACCTGGGCCGATGAATTCACTTGGTCTGCCGTGTCGCGCAATACAGAGCGAAGCATCACGGGCGCTCTCATCGTGGACGAGGTGGGCAAGCTCTCCGGCCGTCCCATCACTTTGCAGGGCGAGGAATCCCAGGGCTGGATCCGGCGCGCCACGCTGCTGTCCCTGCAGGAGATGGCTGGCGCGGCGGGGCAAGTCTACCGCCTACAACTGGCCGATGGCCGCAGCTTCGATGTTCAGTTTTCGGGCGACGAGCCCATCGCGGCGCGACCGGTCGGAAATCCCGAGCTGCCCGCGCTTGCCAACCCCTATGTCGCCACGGTGCGGCTCATCACGGTTTGAGGAACCAAAGCATATGACAGTCAAAGACGGCGATATCAGGCTGCTTGCCTCCAAAGTCATGGACGATGTACCAGAGGGCGGAGGCGGGCCGACCGGCAATTCCATCGTCTGGGGGGCAAGCAATGCCATTTTTCCGGACATTACGGAAGTGGACCGCGCTGGCGGCGACGTGAGCATCCGCCAGCTGTTCGCGGCGGTCCAGACTCCCGATGTCGAGCCGCTGATGGACGCCAACATCATCTTGTCAGCCATGCCCGACGATCCCAATGTCAATGTAACTTTGGCGAGCTGTGGCGTGTTCGCAAAGCGCACCGAGATTGCCGCAGCAATAGCTGCCTATTTGATCCCGGGCACGGAGTGGGGTGGTTTCTTGCTGGAAAACCACGTCCAGGGGCAGGCTGCCATCCACATCTTCCATCGACCTGGCACCCCCGCGCCCACCATCGGCCGAACCCTGGTGCTGGTCGCAAATGAAGGGGCCGCCAACGAGGTGCTGCAGTACGTGCGTGTGCTGCGGGTCGAGACCGAGACGCAGAATTTCACGTATTCGGTGTCCGGGGGGTATGTCGATTACCAGGCCAGCGTCACCCGCTGCGAGATCATGCCCCGCCTTCGCACAGCCTTCGCCGGCAGCCCGCCGAGCCGGACGTTTGTTCGTGACCAGGGCAAGACCAAGATCCGCGACACCACTGTCGCGGACGCGGCCACCTACTACGGCGCGCAGACGCTCAGCGCTGCCGTCACGCTGGGCGAGAACGTCCTGCGCGTGTCCAGCATCTACACCCAGCTGGTGCCCAGCTCGCGCACCGAGTCCGTGGCGCTGGATCAGCGGCCGGCCGGCGTGCGGCAGCTGACCCTGGCCACGGCGCCGCGCGACATCAAGGTGGCCGCTGCGCCCCACACGCGGCGCATCCGCGTGAGCCAAGAGAACCGGGGCTACTCATGGGTGCACATCCTGCGGCCCTTTCCCGCGCCCAACACCGTGGCGGTGTCGTTCCAGATCCTGGGCATCTGGTACACGGCCACAGACAACGGGCAGGGCGAGCTGACGGGCAGCGCCGTGGGCACGGTCAACTACAACAACGGTTCCATCTCTGTCACGCTGCCTGAGCTGCCCGATGACGGCTCAAGCATCATCTTCCAGTGGGGCGAAGCCAGTGCGTTCGTGAACCGCTCCGGCGCGACTGGCTGGCGGCTGCCAGAGCATGCGCTGCGCCTTGACCACCAGGGCATCAAGCGCGGCACGCTGTCGATCAAGTGGCAGTCTGGGGGCGTGCTGCGCACCGCCACCGACAACGATGGGCAGCTGCAGGGCGATGCCAAGGGCGAGATCAACTATGCCTCAGGCGCGCTGCTGCTTAGCCCCAAGTACATGCCCGATGCGGGCGGTCAGTTCGCCATCGAATACGACTACGCAAACATCATCGAAAAGAACATGGTCGTCACCCCCGATGCGGGCGGCTTCGCCACGGTCAACTTCGACACCGAACCTGCTGCCGGGTCGGTGTCCATCAGCTGGATCACGGTGCGCAACTTGTCGGCCAGCTCGGGCGCGTCTTCTGCGGGCACGGCGGCCGGCAAGAACACCAGCAACACCAGCAAGGTGAGCTACATGCCCCAGGTGCCACCCGTGGCGCCCCCGGCAACGACTAGCCGCGTGCCGCTGTCAGGCAACGACATCTATGCCAAGTACATGGCCCCGGGCGGTACGCGAGTGCTGACCCAGGAGGCCGTGTACATCGAGGTGATCGCTGCCTACGCGCCGGACGGCTACCACTACCCCGTGCCCGATGCCACAGGCGTCACCTGGTCCGAGGGGGACTACGCGCAGGGGCAGATCAGCATCGGGGGCACCACCTACAGGCGCTGGGGCACATCCATCAACAACGGGAGCCTTGGATCATGAGCGGCATGTCTGCAGCTATCGTCACGACGACAACCAACACGAATTCGACGGCCACGTCGACCTCCAGCCATAGCAGGACCAGTTACCAGACCAGCAAGACGCAGGACACCGTGCGCCACCTGCTGACCGACGATGGCCATGGTTCGTTCGGCCCGGATGGCACGATCAGCTACGCGGGCAAGTTCGCCAACGTGCGCTTCGCGCAGCTGGACAGCAAGACCGAGGGCTACAACAGCGATTTTGAGGACGCCAAGACCTTCGAGTCCACTTCGATGTCCGGCGGCGGAGGCGACCCGGGTTCGAGCAGCTCGTCGTCCAAGGGCGGCGAGCGCAGCGACACCTCCGTCAGCGAAGAGATCCTGGCGGCCAGCACCGTCACGCTGACGTATGCCGAGGGCTTTGCATCTCCGCAGCACCATGTGATGAACTACACGCCCGAGCCGCTCACGCTGGACCTGTGTCCCTACACCACCGACTACATCGTGCCCAATAGCGTGCGATTCCGATGGATGGGCCAGGTGTATGAGGACTACGACGGCGTGCTTGTGCGGGGCCGCACTGCAATCAGCCCGGGCATCGTCGCGGGCGCCCTGGACTATTCCAGTGGCGTCGCGCGCATCACGGACTATGTCGTCGGCGGCTCGCCCTCGGACTTCGCCGTCGAGAGCCTGTGGACCGTGCGTCAGAACTGGACCACGGCCAGCATCTTCATGCGTACCGCAACTGCGCCGGTCAAGCCTTCGGGCTTCGTCATGAACTTGTCGGATGTCACCGGCGCCCAGATCACGGCCATCGCCGGTATCGACGGGCTGATCACGGGCGATCACCTGCGCGGGCGCATCGACTATCAGACCGGCGTTGTTGAGCTGCAGTTCGGGGACTACGTGCTCGACACCTCGCTGACGGCGGCGGAGAAGGCCGAATGGTGGTACTCGGCCGACGACGTGGGCGCCGTGCAGCCGGACAAGATCTGGCGTCCCTGGCCCGTGGACCCGACCACGCTGCGCTACAACAGCGTCAGCTACTTCTACCTGCCGCTGGATGAGACCGTCATCGGTCTGGACCCCGTGCGCCTGCCGCAGGATGGCCGCGTGCCCATCTACCGGGTGGGCGGCTACCTGGTGATCGGCCACACCGGCAAGATCGGGCCCGCCCAGCTCACCAACGGCCAGACCCTCAACTGTGGCCGGACGCGCCTGTCCCGTGTGTACCTTGTAGGCGCCGACAGCAAGCTGATCCACCAGGGCTGGACCGTGGATCTCGACGCCGGCCTGGTCAGCGTGCAGGACACGACGGGCTGGGTGCAGCCCGTGCGCGTGTTTCACCGCATCGAGGAAATGGCCCGGGCCTCGGACGTCCAGATCAGCGGGGCCATCACCCTCACCAAGTCGCTGAGCCACGAATTCCCGGTGGGCTCCATCGTCAGCAACGCCCTCATGTCGGGCACGCTGCGCGCCCGGGTGAGCCATCTGTTTGACCAGAACACCTGGACCGGCCGTTGGCAGGACACGGTCGACGGCGCCGAGGCGCTGGCCAGCTACAACGACACCGTGGCGCCCATCCAGGTGACCAACGCGGGCGCCATCCCGCAGCGCTGGATGCTGCGCTTCAAGGACACGACCAACTTCGAGTGCATCGGCCAGGACGTGGGCAACATCGGCTCGGGCTCGATCAATACCGACTTCGCGCCCGTCAACCCCATCAGCGCCGCGCCGTACTTCACAGTTCGGGCCATCGGCTGGGGCCAGGGCTGGGCCGCCGGCAACGTGTTGCGCATCAACACCGTGGGTGCCATGCAGCCCTTTGCGGCCATCCGCACCGTGCAGCCCAGCGAGGCGACGGGCACCGACTACGCCTTCGAGCTGCTCACGCGCGGCGACGTCGACCGCCCACCCACCAATCCCCAGACCATCTGATCCCGAGGTAGCCCATGATCTACACGTTTGATTCCACCCAGGCCGGCGCCCCGGTGCTGTCCGGCACGGCCGGCGCGCTGGCGACGGTCCTCAAAGCCTGCCTGGTCGATGGCTTCGGCGCAGGCGCTGTCGTGTCGCTGGTGGTCACCGCAGGCATTGCCAAGGCCACGTACTCGGCATCCCATCCTTTCCGCGCAGGGACCGTGGCGCGCATCGCTGGCGCGACGCCCGCAGGACTCAACGGCGACAAGCTGATCCTGACGACCACGGTCAACAGCGTCACCTATGCCGCCCCGGACGTGGCGGACGGGGCGGCCACAGGCACCATCACCAGTCGCATGGCACCTGCTGGCTGGCAGGAGCTGTTCGCAGGCACGGTAGCCAATGTGCTGGTGGTCAAGCCCACGGCCGTGGAGGCGACCGGGTGCGTACTGCGTATCGATGATGCCGGCACCACCAATGCGCGCCTGCGCGGCTATGAGTCCATGACCGATGCGGTCACCGGCCAGGGGCCGATCCCACTCGACAGCCATGTGGCAGGCGGCGTGTACTGGTCCAAGGCCTATGGCGCCGACGGCACGCCGATCTCCTGGCGCGTCTGGGCAGACAGCCGGGGCTTCTACTTTGCCGTGGCGCCTCGCGGGAATGTGAATCGGTACACGCTCTTCTATGCCGGGGATCTGGCCAGCTTCAAGCCAGGCGATGCCTGGGGCTGGTTGCTCACAGGCAATGCATCGGACCAAGCCGGCGTCACTTGGCGCCCTGATGGCTGCTGCGGTTGGTCCAGTAGGAATGCGCGCGCCGGCATATACCTCGCGCGCTCGCATACCGGCGTGGGCCAGTCCATTGCGGCCGCCCGGTACGGCTCCCACCACAACGGCCCAGCCACGGAAACCTATGCCGGCACCAGCGGCTACGCATGGGGCTCCTACCCCAACAGCCCCAACAACGGGCTGATGACCGGCGAGCTTGAGGTGTTCGCCCTGGGCATGCGGGGCACATTGCCAGGCCTGCTGCATCCCGTACAGGATTGCGGCGACGCATTCACCAGCGGGACCACGCTGGAGGGCACGAACGAATTCCTGGGGCGCAAGCTCATGGCCTGGCGCGTGGGTCCACCCGTGCTGGGCGGCGAGGGCGGCGGTACCGTGTTCATCGACTCGACAGGCCCCTGGAGCCGCTGATGCCGCACGCTGCTCAATGGGTGCTGTCCGGCGTCGCCGGCTACAACGCGCCGGGCCTGGCCCTGACCGAATTGCGGATGCTGACGGGCGATCCACTGTGGTCTAGCACCTCCCTGCTGGTCCATGCCATGGACGGCACGCTGGTGGACGCCAGGGGTAAGGCCCTGACGCCCACGGGCGTGAAGGTGGACCCCGCCCAGCCCTTCGACGGCTATCCCACGCTGTCCTGTGTCACCGGCACGGCGATCATCACCCCGGCACATCCGTCCCTGTCATTCGGCACCGGGGATTTCTCAGTAGAGGCCATCGTGCGCATCGATGCCATCCCAGCATCCGGGGACGGCTATGCGTTGTTCGCCAACGCAACCTCCTCCGCGCTTCCCTCCACGTTCTTCATTAGCGACCTCGGCACGCTACAGGCCTGGAACAATGGCATTGTGGTCCCCGTGGCTTCCAGCGGCGCGCCGTTGCCGCTGGGACGTTTTGCGCATGTGGAATGGCGGCGCGTCGCCGGCGTGCTATATGCGCTGCTGGACGGCGTGCTGCAGTGGTCGGTGCCGCACACAGCGAACTATGCGTCCACCGTCCCCGCGACTCTGCTGGCCAACCCTGGCGGCGGCTCGGGCTGGCTGCGCGGCTGGCTGGCGGCGCTGCGCATCACTAAAGGCCAGCGCTACCAGGGCGCGGCAGCGTGGCCGGGCCGGCAGTTTGCGCGAGGCCCGGTGTCCGTGCTCGCCCCGACCTACTCGGCGACCATCGATCCCACCGAAGGCGCGGTCAGCGATTTGTCCGATGGGGGGGCTGCTGGTGCGGCATGGGCCGATGTGTCGCCCGGGGGCTTTCGAATCATTGCCGATTTTGCGGTGCCGGTCTCTGTCGATGCGCTGCAGTTTCAGTCTGCCGGCAATGGCATGGAGTATGCGCAGCTCTCGTGCCGCGACGGCGCTGGCCGGTGGCAGGCGACGGGAGAGGTGGCTAGCCCCTACGTGGCGGATCAGGTCTGGTCTCCCGTCCTCAACGGCGCGCTGTCGGCGGCACGCGCTCGGCCTAGGTCACGCGCAGCCCGCACCTTGGTGGTCGTGTCGGCCTCGCTCAGCCCATTCTCGACCCGCGCCTCTCGCTTACGGGCCATCGATACGCAGTTCGGCGGGCCCGGCCGGATCTTCGGCACCACCAAGACCAAGGCTAGCCCCAGCAACTTGCCCACCAAGGCGCGCGTGGTACTGCTGCACCAGCGCAGCAAGCTGCTGGTCCGCGAGACGTGGAGCGACCCCGACACCGGCGATTACTCATTCGATGGGCTCGATGTGCGGCAGGAATTCCTCGCGCTGGCCGAGGACGCAGCGGGCAATTTCCGCGCCGTGGCAGCACAGCGACTGCTGCCTGGGGGCGCGCCATGACTGCCGGCATCTGGGAGATCGGCCCAGCCATGGCGCTGGCGCAGCTGCAGGCCACGGTCACACGCTCGGACCTGGGCACCGGCAACGCCCGAGTGCGCATCTACCTCGAGGTGCCGGCCGACTTCCTCGGCAGCCGTGGGGCGGTGCAGGCCGAGGTGGTGCTGGCCAGGCCCAGCGCCACGGTGGTCAACGGCACCCTGGTGCTGCACGTCCGCGATGCAGCCGGCGCAATGGTCATGGCCACAGGCATCCCGCGCTGGGCGGATTGGCATGCAGCCGATGGCGCGCTGCTCGCCGGCGGCGAGGTGTCGGACTCCGACCACACAGGTCCCTGGCGCCTCTTCGGCGGCCAGACCCCTGAGGGCGAGACCAGCCCGCTGCTGTACGCCGGCAGCCTGGTGCAGCTCGGCGAGACGAGTCTGATATAGCCATGGGCGAGATCGATCTGCTCTTTCGTGCACGCTTGGTCGATGGGCACTCGCCGGTCGAGCTGGTCTTTGGTGGCAGCGAGCCTGGGCAGCAGGTCGCCAAGTTGCAGGCAGCCGGACGAATCACGGGCCTGGGTGCAGCGCTTGCGATACGTGCCCAGGTGTGTGCATCGGCTTCCGGACGGATTTCCGGTTTGCGGGGAAAAGTAGGAGCAAGCGTCCACATCAATGTGGCCCGGCCCGCTGTCGGGCAGATGCCGGGAATCTACGGGCATGCCGACGGTGTCTGTGCTGCAGCCAATGCGGCTTTTGGTCAAGCGACGCCGGTATTGAGCGCGGCTCAGGTACGCGGTACCCACGGGAAATCAAGGCAGAGTCTTTTCCTGCAGAGCTGGCAGGAAGGGCGCCGCGTGGCCCAAATGGAACGACTTCGTTGGAAGGCCGGACAGAGTGTGATGAGCGGCCAACTCATGTCATGGCAGGAGGCTTTGCGCTTGCGACGTGCTTCAGGCATTGAGGGAGAGCAGGCCACCATTGCCGCAGGAGTGACGCAGCAACTCTTTGAGGAGGCCTTGCGGCGTAGGCATGCGATGACCAAGGCGTTCGGTTCTGGTTTGACTGCAGCAATGTCGGTGCATACCGATCTGCGAAGTGCTCGGGCTCTGCACAAGGCCCAGCTTGCTCGTTACGAAGATGCGCGCAGACCTTGGCCGGGCGCCACGCTGGCGCAGCCTGGGCCGCCGAATGCGTTGCCGTGCTATGCACTCGCGTCTGGCACTTCGGTGGAAATGGTATTCGAGCATCCTCGGGAGTCGGACGTTCAACTGATTTTTTCCTGCTGCAAGAGCTCTCCTGGTCCCCTGCCGCCACGCTACCAAATTCCGATTCAAAGCATCTATATGACCATACACACCCTAGAAGCAGAGCTGTTGCCAGGGCTGGAGCCCGTCGTACTCAGTGATGTGATCATTGCCAGCGACGACGACGGCTTCGGATGGAGTTTTTCGGCAAATGGTCCGGAGCATCTGCTGGACCAACTGGCCCCTGTCGGCGGGCTGCCTGCGCGGCTGCGCATCGTGGTGGATGGCATCGACTTCGTCTTCGTCGTGCAAACCCTGAGCCGCAAGCGCAGTTTCGGCAATCACCGTGTGGCGGTGCAGGGCGTAAGCATGACCGCGCTGCTGAGTAATCCCTACATGCCGGAGCAGACTTGGCTGAACACGGCTCCCGTCACGGCACAGCAATTGGTACGGGAAGCGCTGGAGTTTACAGGGGTGGAACTCGATTGGAAGGTGTCGGATTGGCTGGTGCCGGCCGGTGCCTGGAGCCACCGTGGCACGCCGTTGTCGGCCGTGATGCGCGTTGCCGCTTCGATCGGAGCCGTGGTGAGCAGCCACCGCACTCGGGAGCGCTTGATCGTCGCCCCCCGTTTCCCTCATCTTCCATGGAAATGGGCCGACGCGACTCCGGATGTGCGCATACCGGCGGACGTCATCGTGACAGACGAACTGCGGCCGGAGCCTCGTGCCGCCTACAACGCGGTCTATATCAGTGGTCAGGTGGGCGGCATCCTGGGGCACGTGCGTCGCGCCGGCTCTGCAGGTGGCAGCCTTGCACCCCAAATCACCGACGCCTTGATAGCCGAAGCCGTAGCCGCGCGCCAGCGAGGCGAAGCGGTGCTAGGCGCCTCGGGCAACAAGCTTGTCCAGTCCATCACCATGCCCGTGCTCTCAGGAGGCACGGCGCCGGGCCTGATCCTGCCTGGCCAATTGATCGAAGTCGTAGATACCAGAGAAACTTGGCGGGGCCTTGTGCGTGCGTCTCGTCTGAACGCTGCCATGCCCGTGGTGCGCCAGCAAATCACTGTGGTGCGCGCCGCCTTATGACGACCACCAATCTCTTCAAGCGCCTTATCCAGTTGTTGCCTGAGGAGCCAGTGCTCACAGGGCATGTCAGCGAGGTCCATGTTGATGGAACGGCAACGGTCGACCTTCCGGGCAGCGGCCAATTGCGTGTACGCAATCCCCTCGGCAGCCAGGAGGGCGACAGTGTCTATGTTCAGGGGCCAGCGATCACGGGCGAAGCCCCTCGGCTGACCTATGTACTTATTGACATCTAGGACGAATGCGCAACAGGGCCCTGCCGGGCATGGAAAACTGAGGACAAATCCCCAACGTGGCCTTCTTCATGGCAAAACCGCCTCGTTTATAATGTCCGGCTTCGCTTACATCACGGGTTGAGCGAACCATGTGCGGTCCCCAGCGGCCAGGTGCATGTGATGTAAGCCCTTGAAATCTGAGGTGCCGCGCGGCCGACTGGCTTGGCTCGCGTCGCACCGTGACTTTTGCGCAATACGGTGCGGGCTGTACAGCAGCCGGCACGGTCCAATCCCTCATAGGAACAAACATGGCCGTTACTGTTGAAACCCTTGAAAAGCTCGAGCGCAAGATCACGCTGAGCCTGCCCCTGAACTCCATCCAGAGCGAAGTCGAGAACCGCCTCAAGCAAGTGGCGCGCACCGTGAAGATGGACGGCTTCCGTCCCGGCAAGGTGCCGATGAGCGTGGTGGCCCAGCGTTATGGCTACTCGGTGCAGTACGAAGTGCTCAACGACAAGGTTGGCGAGGCTTTTGCACAGGCCGTCAACGAAGCCAAGCTGCGCGTGGCTGGCCAGCCCCGCATCTCCGAAAAGGAAGGCGCTCCCGAGGGCGAGGCCCAGTTCGAAGCCATCTTCGAAGTGATGCCTGAAGTCAAGATCGGTGACCTGACCTCGGCCGAAGTCGAGAAGCTGACCGCCGAAGTGGACGACGCCGCCATCGACAAGACCGTGGACATCCTGCGCAAGCAGCGCCGCACCTTCGCGCAGCGCGCCCAGGCCGATGTGGCCGTGGACGGCGACCGCGTGACCGTGGACTTCGAAGGCAAGATCGACGGCGAGACCTTCTCCGGCGGCAAGGCTGAAGACTTCCAGTTCCTGGTCGGCGAAGGCCAGATGCTCAAGGAATTCGAAGACGCAGTGCGCGGCATGAAGGCTGGCGAGTCCAAGACTTTCCCGCTGGCATTCCCCGCTGACTACCACGGCAAGGACGTGGCCGGCAAGACCGCTGATTTCCTGGTGACGGTCAAGAAGATCGAAGCCGCCAACCTGCCGGAAGTGGACGAGGCCTTTGCCAAGGCACTGGGCGTGGCTGAAGGCACGGTCGAAGGCCTGCGCGCCGACATCAAGAAGAACCTGGAGCGTGAAGTCAAGTTCCGCGTCCAGGGCCGCAACAAGCAGGCCGTGATGGACGCCCTGGTGTCCAAGGCCGAGCTGGAACTGCCCAAGGCTTCGGTGCAGGCTGAAGTCGCACGTCTGCTGGAAGGCGCCCGCGCCGAGCTGCAGCAGCGCGGCATCAAGGACGCCGAGAAGGCCGAGATCCCTGAAGACGTGTTCCTGCCCCAAGCCGAGCGCCGCGTGCGCCTGGGCCTGGTGGTGGCCGAGCTGGTGCGCGCCAACGAGCTGCACGCCACGCCCGACCAGATCAAGGCCCACGTGGAAGAGCTGGCCGCCAGCTACGAAAAGCCCGAAGACGTGGCACGCTGGTACTTCGGCGACCGCCAACGCCTGGCTGAAGTCGAAGCCGTTGTCATCGAAAACAACGTGACCGAGTTCGTGCTGGGCAAGGCCAAGGTCTCCGACAAGGCCGTGTCCTTCGACGAACTGATGGGCCAGGCCTGAGGGTTTGAGCACCGCCTGCCTGCCGCTTCGTGAGATCGGCGGGCGGGTTGGCATCTGCGGGGCTTGTGCTTTGGCGCACAAGCCCCATTTTCTTTCCGGATACGGCTAAAGTAGCCCCCTAGTAC